GACTCCGAGCTTCTTAAAAAGCTGTTTGATCAGATTCAGACCCGCATGGTGAGATTGGCCCTTGTGGATGAATATTGCAAGGTCCGGTTGGAAATGATCGAGGATCTGCGGGTGGCGGTTGATGTTCTGCCGCTCCTGGCGCAGAAAGAAATGATGAAGTTCATGGGACCGAAGTTTTTCAGCATCGTGCACGGCAGTAAGGCCGCCCCGGAGAGGGATACCGGCCAGTAAAATAAACTCTGGCGACCCGCAAGGATACTCGTCAGAAAGGAAAAGATCATGGCAGATGCAGAAACCGAAGTCAAAGTTATTCCCCCGGGGACTGAAGGCTCTCTGGCTGACATCATGGATAAGGTAGAGAGGCCGGTGTTTGAAGGCCATCCAGCGATGGGCGGAGAAGAGTCTGTCACGGGAGTCGGTGAAGAAGAAACCGCCGATGAGAAGGCTGCGCGTGAAGCGGCCGAAAATAAAGCAGCTGCTGATCAGGCAGCGGCAGAAAAGGCGGCTGAAGAAGCCAAGCCGAAACATACCACCCTGGAGGAGTCCGACAAGGCTTACCGGGAGGCCGAGCGCAAAATGCATGAGGCCACTACCAAAGAAGCTGAGGAACGGCGACTCCGGGAAGCTGCGGAAACGCGGGCGACGGCTGCTGAAGCGAAAGCTGTCGAGCTTGAGGCGAAAGGTAAACCTCCGGAACAGGAAGCTCCCAAGCGCCTGACCCGGGATGAGTTAAAGGCCAAGATCGAGGAAGTGGCGGCCAGGGCCACACAGACGGCTCTGGAAACCATTTACAACGATATTGATGGCCCCAAGACCAATCCCAATTACCATAAGCAGGCGGCGGCGGCGTGGGCCAAGGCTAACGCTGAAATCACCGCGGCTGCGCTGGAAGCGGCTGAAAGCGGCGGCGTCTCCCAGGAGGCCATCGGCAAGATGGTCTCGGATCAAGTCAAGGAAGTACTCAAGGTCGAAAAAGAGGCCGACAGGCAGGCCCGGGCCGCGGAAGACGCCAAAACCGAAGACCAACGCACCCGGGAGGCCGCGGCGGAACTCGCTACCAAGGCCGGCATAGACATGTCGGATGATTTCGTGGCGGGTGGATTTTGGAACTTAGCCCGGAAGATGCCCGCTGACATCCAGGCCAAACCTTTTGGGGAGCAGGTAGATTGGGCAATAACTGAAACCCTCAAAAAGTTAGGGACCGCGGCGAAGACTGAGGCTGAAAAAAAGGCCGCGGCCCTGAAGCTCCAGCAGCAGCAAACACCCTTGGAGCGCGGAGCCACCCGGACAGCACAAACCAAAAAAGAAGAATCTTTCACGCTAGGGGGTGCGCTCAACAGAGCGCAAGAAGCCCGGCGCATTTAACGGAGGCGAGTTATGCCTGGCGATACCATGAACTGGACGTTCGACGCGGCGGTGGGTGAACTTGTAAACGCCCCGCATTGAGGTGACTCAATGATGAAAACCTCGAATATCCTGGAATCACCCGTGTATCCGGATCTACCAGAGTGTGAAAATGATTCGGTGGGGTCAATCAGGAGACACGAAACAGATGCCGCATGGCTGGCAGGGATCATGGATGGAGAAGGTTGTATCAGCACCACTTATGCAAATGGGACTAAAAGTAAGAACCATTACCGTTGCAGAGTGGAAGTCCGTAATACTAATCCTTTTATGATTCAAAGGATAACCCAAATCATGGCAGATAAGGGAATCCAATTTTTCCTCCATTATCTTAAAAAGAGGGAAAGTTATAAAGAGGGATTGGTATTTGTGGTTACGGGCTACAAATCTATACAACGCGTACTCCAGATGATCCTGCCGCATTTAACCGCCAAATATGATGAAGCAAAGCTAATGTCTGAGTTCATTAGCTGGCGGTTGAATGAGCATCCGATGCAAGCCTGTAACAACGGAGAGAAAATGGAAGTTCTCCGGGAACATTATTTGGCTTTGCATCAAGGATTAAGGATGCTGAAACGGCGTTCCTTCGGGTTGCAGAGACTACCAAGAGGCGGCTCTTGCGCTTTGGACTTATCCAAATTAGAAGTGCGAGAGGCGATGGTATAGTCCAGACTTACAGGCGACTGTAAGATGCTGATTTAAATCAGCAACTCGATTTACAAGAACCACCAGCTTTCGCGGAAACTTTTGGAAGTGGCGGCCGGAGCCTGTATAGTGGCGCCTTTCGCACACGATCACGGCATTGGCTTCAAGGCCAACGCCGGTGAGATGATCAACATCATGCACATCGAGCGCTTGCCGAACTCGGTTTCTTCCAGGCTCAAGGAAGAAAACCGTATTCCCATCCGCAAGCTGGCCTTCGGGAACCGCCAGATCAAGGTGGTGGAATACGGCGAGGGCGTGGAATTCACCAACCTGATGGAGCGTCTGTCGGTCTGGAAACCCTCCGACAAACTCCAAAAGGCTCTCCGTGTGCAAATGGAGGAGGCTTTGGACACCGAAACTGCCCTGGCCTTCATGGACCCCACCGCGGTCATGATCAACTATACGCCCACCAGCCTGAGCTCCGGCACCTTCGGCACCAGCGGGGTTCCCGGGGCGGTGGCCACGGCCGGCTTGACCTTCGATCATTGCACCGTCCTGACTGACTATCTCCGGGACACCATCCATTGCCCGCCTTACGAGGGGGACAATTACGTGGGCCTCTCTTGCGCCAAGAACCTGCGGTCCCTCAAGCAAGACCGGTACTGGCAGGAATGGCACAAATATCTCTCCAAGGGAGATTTTGTCTTCCGGGGTGAGATGGGCGCCACCGAACGGATTCGGTGGGTGGAATGCAACCGGGCCCTGGCCTTCTCCAACGTGGCCGGCACTTCGGCCTACCTGGGCGAAGCTGTGGTCTTCGGGGATGAGGCGGTGGCCCGTATCGAAGCCGAAACCCCGCACCTGCGCCTGGATACCAACTATCAGTCCGACTTTGGCCGCACGCAGGCCGCGGCTTGGTATGGCATCATGGGCTTCGGGTCCGTGTGGGACGTGGCCGATGATGGCAAGGCGAAGATCATCGTGATTTCGAGCCTTTAACCCCCGTGAAACGGGGATCAGGAGGATAGTTATATGGCTTACGGAACTTATGATCGGCAAGTGATTGATTCCTCCGTTGACGATCACGGCCAGGCGACCGCCATTGAAATGGAGGCCAGCACGGGGGCGATCCTGACCAAAACCGCTAAGGAGCCGATGTCGGTGGATCGCTTCGGTTTCTTAGTCACCGAGCTGTTCCAATATCACACCTTGACCACTATTGGGGTGCTGACCCTTTACAAGTACCCGCAAGGTGTAGCCGCCAACAAATTGGCCCTGGCCACCATCAACCTGGAGGACGGCGCTCAAGTTGGTTGCCTCTATTACGTGAACGTGGACAACAAATGCCTGCCGGCGGTGTATCCCTACACCGGTGTTAAAGATGTGGGGATCGCTGACCTCAATCCCGGGGATCAGGTGGTCATCGAGATTTCTACCCAGGGGGTGGGCGACATCTACGTCCTGGGCGCCTTCCAGCCGGTGTTTTTCTGGCACAACCGGGCGGAAGATCCCGGCAACATGACCCAGGTGTTTGATCGCACCCCGGTGAAGACCCCGGTGAACGAGCCCCTGGGTAACAATCCGGTGACTTCGGGATTCACTTCGTAAACTTAACAGGCCCCGGTGTTGTTGGGCCGGGGCCTCCTTTTAAACAGGGAGAATGGACATGGCTGACTTGACCGCGAGTGATGTGACCGTATATCTGTCGAAACGGAACCTTCTATATCCACCCATCCCGCTCACCTTCTCGTTCCCCGTAGTGGCCTTTGGGAACGGGGTGAAGAACTATCCTGCAGGCGGCGTCCCCATGCCGGGGATTACCGCTTTCGGCCTGAAGAAGGGTGTGGCTTACGTGCCCCCGGCTTTCAGCATTTTGGGATACGTGGCCGTTTACGACATCACCAACAACAAGATCCGGATTTACCAATCAGGGGGTAGCGCTTCTCCTCTGGTGGAATTGGGCCATGTGGCGGTGCCGGCCCTCAGCTTCGCCCTGATGGTTTTCGGGGATAACACCTAACACTTCGGCGCGCCGAAGTCATGAAAGGACCTTAACTTATGGCTCAGAAACTCTACACCAAAAAGTTCGGCATGATCGAAGTGCTTCAATCCTGGGTGGTCATCGGTGAAGGCGGCCACATTGCCGAGGGACTGGATAGCCAGGGCAGGCTATGTTGGTTCTTTATTACCGGATTACCTATCAGGAGTAAGACAGAAGGCCAAGCAGTACTTACCGGAGAGGTCTTGCAAAGGTTCGAGGAATGGTTCGATAACCGGCAGCAGGCCGAAGAAGACGCTCCCCTGCGGATCATGTTCGACAAGGGTGTCCCCTATCTCGAGGATGGCACCCCCGCGACTACCGCCGATCTGATCCAGGCGCTTCCTCCGGGAGCCCTCCTGGATGCTGCTTTGCTGGCCTGCCTGACCGCGCAGAAAGCCCGGACGGAAGTGCAAGCCCTGGCCGATGGCTCCAAGGCTGGGGAAGCGGTCAAGGAAATGCTGGCCGAAAAGCCGGTACCCAAAGATCATCCCAGCAGGAAGAAGCAGGTCGTTAAGGTGAAACGCGGCACCGCCGGTAAGTTTACCAAGAAAGCAGAGTCAGAACAGGCGGCAGCCGCCTCGGGGTAAACCATGCCTGAAGTGGGAAGCATCCCCTGGCCACCGCCTGATGAGAACTGGACGGTAATTTGCCCGAATCCAAAATGCGGGATCAATTTCCGTCCAGATCCCTATATCTATCGTCAGGGAGACCGGCGCTGCCCGCGGTGCGGGACGGATTTTACCAAACCAGCTCCTTGGAAAGAATGGTATCCGGATGGCTGTTCAGACGGCTACTAGGAGGAACGAATATGGCCAAGACGGCTACTAAAGCGCCAACTCCCCTGGGTGACGATGAATGGCGCCGCCGCGTCAGCTTCGATTTTGGCAAAGGCAAAGGCGGCATGAAGGAGCCCGCGGGCTTCAAGGATCTGACCGTGGGGCAGACCGTAACCGTCCTGGTTACCGGCAAGGTCAACAGCCTCCGGACGGATACGGACTCGTCCAACATCTCCCTGGTGATGGAGAAGTTAGAACTTGAGGGAGAAACCAAGCCCAAGGGGGTCTTGGGCCAGTTGTTCGATAAAGGCCGGATCAAAGCTCAGGGGTAAGAGTCATGAACCTTGCTGCCTTGGAAACCCGACTGAGAGGCATTGTTGGCGATACCTCTTTCAGCCTGGTGGATATCATCAATAACGCCATTCTGGAGCTGGCGGCTGATATTGATCTGCCGACCCTCAAGACGCTGAGACATGTTGATTTCAGCGTCACCGATGATAACTGGATGTTTTCGGCGCCCGACACCTTCCACAAGAAAATCTTCCGGGCCCTGGATAGCCGCGATAACATGATTAGGCACAGCTCGCAGCGCAAGCCCCTGGGGTTCGATTATCTGGAAAATCTCTACGCGATCTACCATCATCATCATCATGCGCCCCATGTTAGGGTTGTGGCTTCTGCGGATACCGGGGGGCTGAAATACATCGGGGTTTTCCCCAGGGCCAACGAGACTATCAAGCTCTGGTTTTATCAGAAACCTCCGGTTCTGGAAGAACCGGATGATGAATGTTTCTGCATCCCGCCCGAGTATCATGATCGGGTGCTGATCTCCAAGGCGGTCCTGATAGCCCACGAGAACCTGACCGACCTGGTGGAAAACCTCGACCCCTCGAAACAGCAAAATTATTGGCTGGGCCGGCTGGCGGATGGGCTCAATGGCCGCGTGGGCGGCTCCATCGGTCTGATCAATTACCTGACCAAAATCAGCGGTGACGCTCCACGGCGACATGGCGGAAGGGATCCCATAGGACCCGGGAGATATTGGCGTGGCTACTATTAAACCGGTCAGCATCTGGGGTTTCAAGGGCATGAATAACCTGCCCCGGTCCCCAGCCAATATGCTGGACCAGGAGCGGCAAGCTACCCCCCATGTGGTTTTGAACGCCGATGTCACTGATGGCGGCGTGGTGAAATGCCGTGGTGGGTTCAGGCCCCCCAGGGCTCTCCTGGGCTGCCATTCCTTGGCTGGCGCAGAAAAAGGGCTCAGCGTGATGCTTTGCGTGGCCCAGGGGATCGCTTTCCCTCAATCTCTTTTTCAGATAGAGGAAGCCGGGGCTCAGGAACTTGGGCCGGTTTCAGGCCCGTCAGCCCAGGTCTCCTACGCTGAGATCAATAATCGGGTTTACATGGCGAATCCTTACTGGACCGGGGTTCTCAACTTGATAACCGGGGAGAAGGAGTCATGGGGGGTGCCGCTGCCGGTGGCGCCGCAGATCAGCCTGGTGGAAGGCGATCTACCTCCCGTGGAGTACCGTCTTTGCTACACGAACCGGATCGGTGACCGTGAAAGCGGGAACGGGCCCCTGGTGGCCATTCGCTGGGAAGGCGGGACTTACGGGATTCAGCTCAACAATCTGCCAGCAGGAGCTTCGGTATGGATGACACAGCCAAACGGGAAAGACTTGTTTTCGGCCCCCGTTTCCAGCGGGGTGATTTCTGGGATAGCACCGGATTTGCAGCCCCTGCCTTCTTTCATGGTACAGCCGCCCCCTGGGTTCAGCCACCTGGTCTATGCCCTGGGCCGGATTTGGGGCATACGGGGGAGGCGCCTCTATTACAGCGACCCGGGATTGTTCGATTGGTTTCGGCCTAAGAATTA